TGAGGTTATCTTCCAGGTTGCAGCTGTACTGATTCAGGATGGCAGGAGCATCAGCACCGAAGTGATCAATAACTTCAAGACTTGCTTCGCTTACTCCGTTTGCCAGAAGTTGTTCCCGGCTGATTTCCTGAGAAGTTTGGGAATAACCGTTGGAGTAAGCCTGGTTGCTCTCGATCCCAGGCTGCGAGATCGGCTGACCCAAATTGCTGTACTGGGTACCCATCTGGGAACCGTAATTGGCCTGGGCGGTTTCCTGGCTCAGATTGGACTGTTGACCCAGGAACGGGAGCTGCACTGGTGAACTCAGGAGCCCCACCACCTTGTTGAATGCTTCCTTGTAAGGATTCTCCTGTGCCGCCGTCGGTGCTACCGATTGACTGGCTTGGGGGAAGGATTGAGTAGGGCTGTACTGTTGAGGCACCCCCATCTGGGCCTGCATTTGCGGGGCTGGGGCCACTGTTGTTTGACCCGGTGCTACCCATTGGGAAGTTGTAGAAACCGCTGGGGCCTGTGCTGCCGTCTGAGTTGGAGCCGCGTAGCTGGTCGGCTGGGTCGGGGATGCTTGGGGTACCGATTGGATCGGCGCTGCGGTATCGGCCTGCATAAGTTACCTCTTTTTGTAAGCTTTCTAAAGTTCGGTAAAGGAAAGGAGTGAGATCAAGTCTGGGGTCCGCAGCCATCGGTAAGTCCGGTTGCTGCGGGTGTGGTGTCCGCATTTCTTGATTAATTAAATCAATAAATTGCGAATAAGCCCTCTGTACTTGACCCACCATTCGGAAAGGAAAACCGGAAAGCATTCCAGCAATTTCATCATCCGTTTTTGAAGGGAACAAATACTTCAGTGCTTCAATGCTATCAACGCCTAACTCTTGTAAGTTTCTAGTAAAGATAGATTGATTAAGTTTATCTTGAGCAGTATCTTCATACACTGGCCCCATCCAGCGCCAAGCTACTGTTCGATCACCATCAGGAGCAAGTCCCATCACACCTGGTGGAATTTCTTTTGTTTCAATAGCAAGATCAATTGCTTGTTGAAGTTTCTTTTCGTAACGTGCTTTTTGTTTTTCGTACTTAGCTAATGCTTCTTCTGTTTCTTCTTCTGGCATTTCAGGATATTTAATACCAGAAGCTTGCGCTAATGTTTTACGGAAGATCTGTTCTTCCTGGAAAATCATTAACTCAAAGCATTTACAAATACCATAGTTATAAAGTTGTAAACACTTTTTCTTTGCTGTAGCACTAACGCGACCGTAAGCAGATTTAATCTCTGTTGCAGTTACATTAGTAATTGAAAGGTCATCAATACCACCAAGAGCAAGACGAATCTCAGAACGAAGTTGTTCTGCATAACGTGCTTGATCAGTGCTAACTGCATTAGGAGTAATAAAACCAACACGATCAGTTGGTTCTAAGTTTGCAATTACACGTGGTACTCGCATCCCGCCACCAGGGCTACCAATGTAACCCGCAGGACTCCGTGTTACTGGATCCTGTTTATATGTTGAGCTGAATAAATCAACATTAGATGTAAAACCTGATTGGCTAGAAATAGAAGGACGTTGTGCTACATCACTACTATTTGATTCAACAATATCTTGCTTGGGACGAGAAGATAAAAGTGTTGGATTGCCAAAGAAGGAAAGGTTTGCTCTAATGTTCTTTACCATCTCATCGTGAGCAACGATCTGGTTTGATAACCACTCGAACTCACCATGACCATCTGTTCCAAATGCATCAGGGTTATTAAAAACCTCAACACATGGAATGAATTGCATTGTGTTAGTTAGAACTTTTTTATTCGTTCCAGTAAATTCTTGAGGAGTTTCAAAACTTAACTCCTGCTCACTATGCATTTCTTCAATGGTCTCTGCAGTAATGCGTAAGCGCATGTAACGCTTATCAGTACTAAGACCAACACCAGAGAATCCACGAGAAGATTTAACTTTATATGGATAAATAATGATGACTTCTTCTAAGTCACCTTCTGGTGTGTAGTAAGTGCGATAAGAATCTTTATCAAACCAATACAGTCGATAAGTCTTTTGAGTTGGACGGATATAAAAGAGACCTTTACCTAAAGCAAGAAAATGATCCCAGATAGCATCTAATCGTGCATCAAGTTTATTAAATTTAATAACCTGTTGAACAAAATCAAAACGTTGTGTACCAAAGTTATCTTGTTCAGGATAAAACTCAACACCTTGACGTATCCCAAACATTTTCATTTGAGATAAGTGAGCACTCATCAGCATTGAGTCAGCAGCACCCGTTGCGTCACGGTTTACTACTGACTTGAGCATGGAATCAAAAACAGCTTTGCTATCGCTCATTAGTCGTATGCTTTTGTTTTATTATGCCTCAATTTCATAGCCAGGTGCTACACGCTTAAAGGTAAGGTTTTCTTCATCTGCTTCGACTTCAAACCTTTCGCCAGGTTGAAGACCAAGATCATGACAAAGTTCATCTGGAAGATTAATGACGGCTGAACCATAAGCATCTTGCTCTAGTTCGATGCCTTCATAAAAGAAATTAGAAGCCATTGATAGTGCTTTGAATAGTCTAATTCGTCAATACTCTAACGCTATTCATTTTTACTAATACTCAACCTCTAACTTTCCTTTGGTCATTAGTCCATTACAAAGCCAAACGAGAGCATCAACACAATCATCGTGACTACTAACTCCAAAATTAACAATTTCATCTGTTAGTGCTTGGAACTTACGATACTTATTGAAAAGAATATTATGGCGTTCAAAGAGTCCCATGATGCCACGGAATCTTGCAACCTTATCACCACGGAAGCCTTTGACTGGATGCCATAATAAATTATAAAGTCCTTGTTCTTCTAAACAAATTCTTTTAAAGTCTGCTTCTAAAGATGCTTGATAAGCTACAGCTTCTGACCAGACGTGGACATTATTACTGGTTGGATAATATTGCTCACCATCTTTATGAACAATCCCCCACTCGTACATCATATCCATTAAAGCTTCTAACTTCTCAATATTGCCCATGACACGTAATCGCTTAGAGTCAATTACATAAATCTTGTCTTTAACACGACCACCCATTACAAAGACGGTGTAATCATTACGTTCACGTATGCCAGCTGAAAGGTCTACGCCAACACCAATTGAATCAAACTCAGTTGGAATCTGCCCTTTAATAATTAAGTTGGGAGAGATTGACATCTCATTTGTTTGAACAATCTGATTTTGATACTGGAAGCTAAAACTAATGGGTGCTTGACGACGACGATCATTTAAGTAATCAAGTGACCACATTTCAGGCCAGTACGAGATTTCATCTCCATTTTCATCAACGGTAATTGCAGACTGAACGATTTGTATCCAGTCATTGTGTGGAGTAAATGTTGTTTTATGAATATCATCATGACGGAATCTAGTGCCAAGACAAATTGCACGTCCACCTTCAAACATGGTAGGAACAATAACTGAGTTCCAGTTCTCTTCCATTGCTTGACGAATGTCTCTATTTTTAATATCGTCAGCTGACTTAATTGCGTCATCAATAATACAAAGATGCGAACGTTTAGAAGTCACAGCACCTTTCAAACCAGCACAACAAACAGTAAATTCTTCTTCACCAGTAGATTTAATACCAGCAAACTTCCAATCAATACTCCAGTATTCATTAGAATTAATACCTTTAGCAATTTTTACTTTTGGAAAGATCTCTTTATATGCTTTACTTTCTTCAATGATGCGTTTAATTGCTGCACTCTTAGGTCGTGCAACATCAACCGTATAAGAAATATAAAGAATCTTTAGTGGCTTTTTATGTAACGCATGAATGCCAATTGCCCAGGCAGTAAATAAACCAAGGACTGTACTCTTTGCTGAGCCACGTGGAGCAAGAATATCAACATTAGGTCCAGCAATACCAACTAAACATTCACTGTCCTCTTGAGTATGTAGATGCTCATGCCAAAGCATCATGTGTTCTGCTGGTGGTTTATCTCCAACTACATCACAGAAGTAACCAAAGTCTGTTCTTGCTCTTTCAATATCAATGCCAGTGCTTTTTTTAACAACATGTTGTTTAGCCGCAGCACGTGCAGTACGGCGATAAACACTATAAAGACTTGTTCCTGCCACTAATACTTATGATTCTTCTTGCAGAATCTTAGTCCATACACCCATAGATGCTTCTTGAAGTGGACCTTCAATTGGATCGTCTCTAAAGATTGAAAGCATCTCTCTTAATGCTCGATCAGCACCAGCAAGAATTAATCCTTGTTTATCTATTAAATGCTTTTCATCTTGAATTTGTTTAATTGCACCACGTAATTCTTTTTGCAGCATTGCAATACGTGCTGCTCCCATGTCTTGTTTTACAACACCAAGATCAATTCCATCTCTTAATTTAGAGATGTCCATTTGCATGGAATCAATCTCCATTTCAAGAATGCCATTAAAGTTACGCTTTTTAAATTGATCTTTAGACCAAGTATCACAATCTACAATTGAACCTTTATACCCAAGGAATCGAGCATAAAGGTACATTTGAATTGGAGAACTTGTTTGTTTACAAAAGGCTAGATAAGATTCACGTTCTTTATCCGTTAATGTATCTAGCCATTCGGTCATGATCGGTATGCGCTGCGCGACTGTTGGTAATCTCTTTCTTCTTTATAGCGTCTAAACTGCTCTTGTTGCAAGTCAGTTAAACGTTGTTCTTGTGCTGATTTACCAATGGTCTTACGTTGCTCTTGGCCAGTTAAACTGATTTGACGTTCTTGACCGGCAAGTAACTGACCTTGAGTAAGACGTTGTTGAGCCCCTGTAGCAGCAATTCCTTTACGTTCTTCTGTACCACGGGTCCGGATCAAACCAGTTTCGATCTGTCCAGCCTGAGCCTGAGTCAGCCGTGTTTGGCGCCCAGTTTCACCAACGGTAAGACGCTCTTGTTCACCAGCGGTGACCATACCCAATCGCTGCTGCCGACCGGATTCACCGATAGTTAAACGCTCCTGAGTCCCACGAGCACTGATGTTAAGACGCTCCTGAGCCCCACGAGTTCGGATTAAACCAGTTTCAATTCGTCCTGCTTGAGCTTGAGTACGGCGTGTTTCTTTGCCAGTTAAACTGATTTGACGCTCTTGGCCAGCAAGTAATTGACCTTGAGTACGGCGTGCTTCTCTACCAGTGGCAGCAATTCCTTTACGCTCTTCACGACCTCTAGCACCAATGCTAAGACGTTCTTGCGCTCCAACAGTTTGAGCAGTACGACGTTGCTCTTGACCAGCAACTTTTGTAGTTAAACGAGATTCAGCACCTTGTGCTTGAAGACGACGAATATCTTGTCCAGCAAAGAACTCTTCATTAACACGATCAAGTTCAGCACCACGCTCTAGCATTTTTGACTGCTGAGCATTAGCAACTTTTGTTAATTCAAGTTGTGTTCTAAATGATTGTGTTGGAGCCTTCACCGTTTTAGGTGGCGGCGATTTAACGTACTTTACCTTTGGAGGTTTTGGTTTACTACCACCCATAATGTCTAACCTCTTAATTAATGTTTAGTTTAACCGATACTGATGTTTCTTCCAGCAATCCTAGGAAGCATTGCTGCAGCACCTTGTGCTTGTCCAGCAATAGCTTGCATTAAACCTGCTTCTCCTCTTTTAGCACTTTCAACAAGAGCTTGTTGAACTCTTGGAGAAGTTTTTTCATATCCAAGCTGTCTAGCAAGATCTCCGTATTTAGTAGCCTCAGTTAATTGTTGAATCTTTGGTATGTAGTAATCAAACTGACCTCTTGACAGCGCATCTTGCAAGAATGCGCTTTCTCTTAAAGCTTGCAATCCATACTTCTGACGTCTTGCTGCTGCACGATCAAGCATATCAAGATACTCTTGTCTCTCACCAATAAATGGTGAAGTATTTGGAGTTTCTAATTCGTCTTCTGTAAAGATAGGAAAATCACCTTTTTTATTTGGATCTTGTAGAAGTTTTGTTACAGGAAACTCTGCACCTCCTAAAACATTTTCTGGTTTTTGTGGAAGGAACGCTTGATAATTATTTAGATCAATTGATTGGCCAGTAGTAAAGTCAATACCTTTTAAAGGAAACTTTACTGCTTTATCTTCTTTAGTTGGTTTAAATGGTTCTGTCTTATCTAATAAATAAGAATACAAGAAACGATCAGAATTAATAGCCATAATCAACCATACTGATACTGTTGAGTTAAACCTTGAATACCACCAGCAAGACCTCTCTCAGCCATGGCTTGAGCACCTTTCTGACCCTGAAGAGTTAAACCCTGTTGTGTTGAAAGATCAGTACGATAGCGAGCACCAGCCATCTGACGTTCAAATTCGCGTTTCTTAGCATCTTCAATAACTGGTTGTAACATCTCTAACTGTTTACCAAGTTCTTCTCTACCTAAACGATACATATCACGTTGGAAACCAAGATTGGCTTGATAAGGACCAATAACATTTTGATAATCTAAGAGACCAGCAAGACCAGGTGTTGCAGGAACTGCTTCTCCAGTTAGAGGATTAACAACAAAATCACCTTGAGCAGTTTTAATCAGTTGATTGGCACCAGCTCCTGCAGCAGGCGTTAGTGCTTTAGCACCCTG